CTCTTGATAAAAATCCTAATATGACTGAGCAAGAATTAGCTCAACAAACCTTTGATACCTTTGGACAAACGAAGTTAGGTCAATTACAAAGCAAATCTCAAGTAGGCCAAAAAAATATTCCTGATAATTTGAAAGAAGCATTGTCGTCCGCTAAAGATAGTGGAAACAAAGAAGCTATTAAAAAGGCAAACCAACAAATAAACACATACACCAAATGTCTCATATCAGCTAGGTCAGCTATAACAAAACATAAGCAATCGTTATCAAGGATAGAAGAACTACAGAAATCAGGTAAGTTTGGAAAGCCTGGCGCTCCACAGACCTTTTATGGTACAGAGAAATCTCTACAATCACAAAAAGATGCAGTCGATAATGCCAATACTGTGATATTACCTAATGGTATTGAAGTATCTAAAGATGATGCTAAAATGTTTATTGATATGGGAGGTGGTGGAAAAAATCCTTCAGATACTGCTACATTTTATTCTGATGAAAACGGAACGTTACTGATTCAGTTTCACTCTGACAAAACTTCAACAGGTGATATATTAGGAAGTAAAACTGTAAGCGCTGAAAATAGAAGTATACTCAATAGAATCAACAATAATAAGAATCTTTCTGATGAACAAAAGAAAAGAGCTCTAGAGATTGTTAATTCCAACAACTCTACAATTAGAGAAATAGAAGAAGGATACCAAGACCAAACTATCAGTGTAGCAAAAGGATTAAAAAATCTACCTATTGAAAATCAAGTAGCTGCCATTCAAGAAATAAGCAAAGCAGTTCCTAAAGATTATTTAGGAAAGGCTATTATAGGTAAGAATGGAATTAAAAAACAATATGTTGAATATGTTCCTGAAGGAGCAGACCCTGAAAACCTAACAGATGCACAAAAATACGAAATGGTTAGAAATATTGTAGCTGATGGTAAAGGAAATTCAGATGATGTCAAAATCATCAGTAAGGTAACGAAAAAAGTTACAGGAGATATGAAAGATGTTCCTGATGAAATAAATATTTCTAAAATACTTTCTAAACAAAGAAAAACAGCCGTTGAAACAATTCGTAAAAGAAGAGATGAGCTAGACAAAATTGACCAAGGTCCACCACCATTAGGTATACAACAAGAGTTAGAAGAAATAATAGAAGGTTTTCACTTAGGAGTAATAGATGACCTAGAATATGACTCTAATGAACCTGACGAAAATAAAAGAATGGAGGCAATTATGAACTCTTGTTTTGACGTAAATATGGGTGGTACTTTACAAAATAAAGATACATTAAGAAAAGCTCTAGGTGTAAATAATACTGATGAATTACGAGAAAAGTTTAATGTTGAAGAGGTAGAAGAATTCACATACTCAGATAAAGAAAAAACTATAGTTACAGGTAAAAAAGTTTTCACCTATATTATTGGCAAAGAAGATGGAGAAAAAATTGAATTAGGGTTCAAAACATATCGATCTACCGACGGAGCAACAGGAAAATCAAGAACAACTATTGCATATTCCACAGAGTTTCAAAAAATATTAAAGGGGATTAAATAATGAGAACTCAACTCCTTTGTACATTTACAAATCACCGCGCCCTATCTAAAACTGTGGATAAGATAATAGATGCATACGATATCTTATATAATAAAATGTTTGTTCTTAAAAATGAAAATGATACTAGAGAATTGATGTGCACCTATAATATAGACGCATCAGGTAGGGTAGAAATATTTCCAGAAACTATATCTCTACACAGAAAGAAACAAACAAATACTCTTTACACTATTAACGCATTAAATGAAACTATAAAATTATGTAATAATGGTGTACTAGATACAACTTTTCAGGTAGACTGGGAAAATTATAGAAATTGTATAATGGTAACAAATGAAGACGGATTAAGACGTATAGACACATCTGTAAAAGAAATTATACATATTAAGGTAAAAAGATGATATTTATATAATATGGCAGATCAAGATTTAATATTAGGTAAAGATAAGAATGGCAATACTATGTCGTATCATGGTAAGAAGCTAGGTATTAAGTCTGATCCTGATGCACACAATAAGAGACGTGAAAAGGACGAAGAAGAATTAAGAGTACTTTTACGTGACTTGATAGCAAAAGAAGTAAAAAATCTATTTGTAAAAAAATAGTGAAAATAATTGGCCTGGATTTTACCATGTCAATTATTTTGTTTATATTTAATAATAATTAAAGAATAACTAAATACTAACTAATAATTAACTTATGACAAAGCTTTCGCTGAGCGTCCTTCTTTTCTTGTTTGGACAAACCTTAATTTGGTTTCAAACTAATGGTCAATTCATATGGCCATGGTTTCAAAAACACCCCATATTTTTATCAATTGTAGGAGGATCTACAATATCTTATGCGTTTATAATAGCAACTAAGTTTGCGTTTGAACACTTTGATGGATTATTATGGCCTGGTAGATTCTTAGGATTTGCACTAGGTATAAGCTCCTATGCAATTTTAACTTGGATTTTTATGGGAGAAGGCATATCTTTAAAAACCTTCACATCATTAATCTTAGCAATGGGAATAATCAGTGTACAATTATTTTGGAAATAATGTTAATAACTTTTAACTCAGAATTTTTTTATGTTAAATAAATTTATTATATTACTATATAAAATTAAATTATGGCAAAACAACTAGGATACGCATGTATAAATATGACACTTGCAAAGCAAGGCATATCATGCAACAGAAGTATGATACGTAGAACCTTTCAAGCAAAAGGTCCAGAGTATGCATCAGAATTAATATTGGAAAACTTACGAAATTTAACAAAAGTAATAAGTTGGAATAATCAAAATGGAATTAAAGTCTATCGCATGTCAAGTAACATGTTTCCATGGATGTCAGAATACCAATTTACAGATTTACCAGACTATGACAAAATTTGTAATTTACTAAAAGGCATCGGCAAATTGGCAATGGATAATGGTCAACGACTATCATTTCATCCAGGTCAATTTTGTGTACTAGCTTCACCAAATGAAAATGTAGTACTAAATGCAATGAATGAACTAGATAAATCTGCACAAATTATGGATCTTATGGGTCTACCAAAGTCTCGTATGGCAAAAATTAACATACATGTTGGCGGTGCGTATGGTGATAAACCATCTGCACTAGATAGATTTTGTAAAAACTTCTTAAGATTACAACCATCAGCACAAGCACGTCTAACTGTCGAAAACGACGACAAAGCAAATATGTACTCTGTGAAAGACTTATATGAAGGTGTATACAAAGTAGTTGGTATACCTATTGTATTCGATTATTTTCATCACAAATTTTGTACAGGTGATATGACCGAAGAAGAAGCACTTAAACTTGCAGCTTCTACATGGGGTGATATAAAACCTTGTACACATTACTCAGAATCAAGACGTGCAGAACAAAAACTTATTGTCGAGCAAATTTGCAAAAACAATAATATAACAATAGACCAAATGCAAGACTTTCCAACACTTGCTACAATGTACAAAGAATTCAGCAAGATAAAAGTACAAGCTCACTCTGATTATATTGTAGAAGAAATCAATGATTATGGTCTAGACATCGACGTTGTAGTCGAAGCAAAAGCTAAGGAATTAGCTTTTATGGAAAAGAAAAATATTTTAACAGAAGTTTTACCATGTTAGAATTTTTTTATATATTAAATAATAATTAACAAAAAAAGAGGAAAAAAAATGGCAATTGACTTAGACGCAATTAGACGTAAACTCGGAGATTTACAATCTCAAACAACAAGGACTTCCCACTTATGGAAACCAAGTCCAGGAAAAAATCAAGTAAGAATCGTACCTTACCAACACAATAAAGACAATCCTTTTCAGGAACTGTTTTTTCACTATGACTTAGGTAAAAAGAATTATCTTTCACCTGTAACATTTGGAGAACCAGATCCAGTTGTAGAATTTTCTGAAAAATTAAAAGCAACAGGAAATTCAGACGATTGGAAACTTTCTAAAAAGCTAGAACCAAAAATGAGAACTTATGTTCCTGTTTTAGTTAGAGGA